CATCAACCACATGGTCGGCGTGGAGAAAAAACGCCTGTTGCAAATGGCTGGGCAGCCGAAGAAGTTTCTCCCCAAAATGGAAAAATTCTATGCTGGGTGGGCTGATCGGTTTGGCCAGACGGTCGCACAATTCGGTGGCGATTCGTACCTTGTCGGCGAATGGATCGAAGAAGGCAAGCGGCGAATGTTGGAGGCCTCGGGAACTGCCGGCGAAGCCGGCTTGCTTCAGGCCGTTGCCAGCGACCTTGACCAATGGGGCGAACGGACTCAGGAACTCATTAACTCTATCGCGGAGCTTACGCAATGATCGAAATTTTTGTGTACGACATGATCGGGCCGGAATGGGCCGGAATGGTATCGGCGAAAGGAATCGTCGATCAACTCGATGCCACCGCCGGGCAAGAGGTAACGCTCCGGGTCAACTCACCGGGAGGCGTTGTCGACGAAGCGATGGCGATTTACAACGCAATCTGTCGGCATGGCAGCGTCACAGCGGCAGTCGACGGTTTGGCAGCATCGGCTGGCAGCTACATCACGCTGGCTGCCAAGCGTGTCGTTATCGCCGAAAACGCGATTTACATGTTGCATCCCGTTTCCGGCATGGCGTGGGGCACTGCCGATGAAATTGAGAAGTACCTTCAAATGATGAAGGTGTACAACTCCCAAACGCGAGCGGCGTACATCGCCAAAGCCGACGGGAAAACGTCAAGCGAAGACGTGTCGCAGATGTTCGACGAAGAAACATGGATGACCGCGAGCGAAGCGGTAGAACGAGGTTTCGCCGACGAAATCGGGCAGCGGTTTAATGGTCCATCGGCGAAGGTGCCAGAGAATATGTACCGCCATGCACCTGCTAACCTTGTGGCTCATTCGATGGAGCAATCGCGCACCGAATTGCGTAATTGGGTGCAGGCACAACGGCAATTGACGCTCGCCAGTTACCAAACGCGGATTGACTCTCTTAAACGCTTGACGGGGTGCCACTAGCGATATACAATACCGCCTGACAATTTAATTTTGAGTTCTCGCCCCTAGTTAGCGGCGTGACTCGCAAGCAGTTTCAACCCTGCTGGTGAGCCATGTCGCTTTTTTCGTGCGCTCCCAGCAAATAGGAGCCACGAAAATGAAGAACCTGAAGCAACTCCGCGAGGAGCGGGCTGCCCTTGTCGCGCGGGCACAGGCGATTATCGACATCGCCAAAACGGAAAACCGCGACCTGTCCGAAGCCGAGAAGGCTGAAGTCGACGGGATCGTTAATAAGGGCGGTTTGGTCGATGTTCTTTCTGCCGAAATCGAGCGAATCGAAAATGTGGAACAGCGGGCCGCTGAGATCGCGGTGCAAAACGCTGGCAAAGAGTTCGAGGCGAACTCGCCTACCCGCATTGAACCCATTGCCTACAACGGACCTCTTCACGGCTATGCCAGCGAGAAGGACGCCTACGTCGCGGGCAAGTGGGCAGCCGCCACGATTCTGAACCACGCCCCTAGCGCTCAGTGGTGCCGCGAGCATGGCGTGCCGACGAACGCTCACAGCGAAGGCGTGAACACGAAGGGCGGATCGCTGGTGATTCCGCAAATCGAAACGGCTGTTATCAGCCTTTTTGAGACGTACAACCAGTTCTACGCCAATGCCGACCGCGTTTCGATGGCTTCCAGTGAGTATCGTTTCGTGTCGCAAACCGACGAACTCACGGCGACCTTCGTGCCGGAAGTGCCAAGCACGTCCGCTCCTGCATCGGACCTCAACTTCCGCACTCACACGCTGAACGCGAAGCCGATTCAGGCATTCACTTACGTGTCAATGGACCTGAACGCCGACGCTGTTATCAACGTGGGCAACGAAGTCGCTTCGCAGATGGCTCTCGCCTTCTCGAAGAAGATGGACCAATGCGGCTTCATTGGCGACGGCACTTCCACCTACGGCGGAATCGTCGGCCTGCGAAGCGCACTGGCAGCCGGTTCGATCCATACCGCCGCCGCCGGCAACACGGCGTTCAGCACGTTGGACGATCAAGACTTCCTCGACATGATGGGCAAGCTGCCTGATTACGCTCGTCCCGGTGCGAAGTGGTACATCAGCCGCGAAGGCTACTTCGCTTCGATGGCTCGCTTGCTCCGAGCTGGTGGCGGTAACACCGTGGCCGACCTTGGTGCCGGTCCCGTGCTTCAGTACGCGGGTATTCCCGTGGTGCTGACTCGCAACACCAACACCACGCTCACCACGCAGACCAGCACCACGGGCCTGTGCTACCTCGGCGACTTGGCGATGGCTGCGAAGATCGGCATTCGCTCGGGTATGGAAATGATGGTGTACCGCGAACTTTACGCCCGCAATCGTCAAATCGGGCTGGAAGCCACCATGCGTTTCGACATCGCCGTGCATCAAACCGGAACGGCAAACGCCGCCGGTGCGATTCTCGCGCTTGCAACCCCCGGTTCGTAATCCTTTTTCACTTTCAATCCTGCTAGGAGCCAATACAAATGAACGAAATTCAGAATACCAAGCTGGTGAGCGTAACGCCTCCGGCTGCGATCATCGACAACGCCAGCGCAACCACCACGGCGGTGGATACTCTGGGCTACACGTACGCTCGTTTCGTGGTGTACCTCGGGGCCACCGACATCGCAATGGATGCCCTCAAAGTGCAAGAGTCGGACGCTTCCGACATGACCGGAGCGGCAGACGTGACCGGGCTGGTGTTCGGCACTTCCGCCAACATCGCCGGAAGCACGTCGTCTTTGCCCTCCGCAACCGATGACAACAAGTTTTTTGTGTTCGAGATCGACCTTCGCGGTCGGAAGCGATACCTAGACCTTGTTGCCACTATCGGGAATGGTGCGGCTGGCACCTACTTCACTGCTTTCGCTGAACTGTCGGGAGCTACCAACGCTCCCCGCACGGCTGCGGAACGCGGATGCGGTGACATCCTCCGGGTGTAACGCTGGCAAATAGTTCAAGCGGTGGCGGCGAACATGCCGCCACCGCTTTCTAATCCGTGAAGGGCTGAGGAATGGCACGTACCGCGACTCTCGTTACGGCAGCAGCATCGGAACCCGTTACGCGGGACGAGGCGAAGCTGCACCTAATGATTGCCTCTGCGGTGACTGCACATGATGAGTGGATCGACCGTGCGATTGCTTCAGCCAGGGAACAACATGAGATCGACACCGGAATGGTGCTCATCTCTTCGACGTGGAAGCAAACATATAGCCACTTCCCTCACAGTTACGTTGACGACGCGATTGATTACGAAGCCATTTTCGTGAATGGCCGCCGGGAGATTTACTCTTCGCCAATGTCGCGAGGCGCGAAACTGCTCAAGCGTCCTGTGTCGTCAATCGCTTCAGTCACCTATGTCGATATGTCCGGCAACACGCAGACGCTCTCAGCGGATAAGTACCGCCTCGATACGGGCAGCGTGCAGCCATGCCTTGAGTGGGACGATACAGCCACGTTTCCAAGTGTTGACGAGAGGGCCGAAGCGGTCACGATCACCTACGTTGCCGGCTACGCAAATGCGGCGGCGGTTCCTGCCGACGTTAAATCGCTGCTCTTGCTCCGCATTCAGCGTGAGTGGGAATTGCACGCTGGGATGAGCAACGCGCAAGCCGGGCCGCTGGATCGAGCCATTGAATCGCTTACTAATCGTCGCGTGCGGAGCACCTACCCATGACCGGACGCCGCGACCGTCGCCACGTCTTGAACCTCGTGCAGAAATCGACCTCGCAAGACACTCGCGGGCAGCCGACCGGGAGCGACACGGTAATTGTCGCGAACGTGTTCTGCTCGATTGATTCGATCACTGGCAGGCAATCCGAAATCGCCCACCAGCTTTACCCGTCGGCCACGAAAACGATCCGCTGCACGCTTGATAGCGGAACGACCGTAAACACGAACATGGCTTGGGTAGAAGTGGCTACCGGCAAGCGGTTCGAGATTGGCTACGTGCATGACGAGCTCCGCTATGGCATGGAAATCGAGACTCTGTGCAGCGAGGTGCTGCGATGAGCATGACAATTACAGGCATTCCCGAACTGTACAGCAAGCTCGACGGGCTACGTCGCAGCTTGCGGACTCGCATTCTTCGCAAGTCGGTAAGGGCTGCGAATACTCCGATCCGGAAGATGATTAAATCGTTCGCGCCAGTCGGTAAAACCGGTGCTTTGCAACGGTCGGTAGCTTCTCGAATTGCGAAGATCAGAGGCGACAAGGCCACAGGTATCAGCGGCCCGCAGCGGCGTTTTCCCGGTGAAGTGAAGCCGACGAAATACGCTCACCTTGTCGAAAGCGGAACGCGAACAAAAGCGCGACTCCCGAAGAATACGCTTGCCCTGTCGTTCACTCTAAATGGGCGAAGGGTGGCGTTTGG